GGCCCATAGAAGGACTCAAAGATCAAGCTTTGAATACTGCCCTGCCAACAACAAGGCGGTCAATGTCGTTACTGCGCTACTAGCATCCTCGATGTATGGCTGCATCCAAGCATCTGAACCAGCATCGATGGTAAGCTTATACACACTAACATTCTCGTCCGCCGATGTTGAGGCATCAGTGACTAAAGATGACATGGTAACTCCATACTTCGCCACTTGTGGTGTCATTGTGGATGGCACTCCCTCAGCCTGGAAAACCATGGCGCCTTGAAAAGGCCCAGTGGATCTCAAGAGCTGGAAGGCTGCATTCGCACCATTGCCAATGTCAGTGGTGGTGGGCCACTCAACCCTAAAAGGCATTTTCCCATTCACACTAGTGTCCGTGAAACCATGGTCAGTGCCAGAAGTCAAGACTGTTCCGGCAGTGACTGTTCCACTTGGAATTGTAGCAATCTGGGGTTGCACGAGCACCATGTCATACTCAACATAAATGTTGCCAATTTGTGTGGTCACACTTGACCCCATGTTGAGCACTCCAACGTCATACAACTTTTGATCACCAATGGGTGCGCCAATCCTAGTGAAGCGGTGATTGAAGGCATTAAGTGCCGATTTAGGAACAACCAGCTCCGCCCTCTGCCAAACAGGGAACTCAACCGCCATTGATGATGACATCATTTCTGAAATGTCAGCTGGCAGTGGATCAGAGGCATCGCAATCAAATTGCATGATGCCATAGCCTGCAGTACCAGTGCCCACAATGGGCACATAAATGAACTTCAGAGAGTTCATCGTATACATTTCATAGTTTGCCGCCAAACCTCGTCCCCACCGAAGGTTTCCAGGTTGAAAATATCCAGCCCTATCGGGGACACTAGCCGATATTACATCGAAAGAACAGAACCTTTCAACATGTCTCACTCTAAGTGAAGCCATGTTTATAGGCCCATTGTTCCTAACTATAGTCCCCTTGGCAGCCGGTGCCCTAACTGGGGTAATCTTTGCTCGGCGGTTCAAACCGTTCTTATTCTTGATCTTTGCCATATTTCCATCTATGGGCTTTTATTTTCAATTAGAAGTCAACTTTGCACCACCCCACCTCTGGTAGTAGGGTGCACGGAATATCAACAACCTGGCTAAATGTTGACTTAGCCCAAGTTGTCATATCCTCCGCCGTCATGCCATACCTGTGAAACAACATATCCATTGTTTCCTGGCATGGCACGTGTTCCTTAACAGCGGCCAAGAAGGGAATCACTGCTTCAACTTTGTCGACACCAAAACTTAAAATAGTATCAGCATACTCTTTAAGCCCAGGTAGGAAGCTCATGCTATTATAAAGACCTAGCGTAACTTCCACTGAATATTGAACGGGGTCCTTTACTTGTTTCAAGGACCAGCCCAATTTAGCCAGATATCTACCGATTTTGGGCCCTAAAACATAGCCATCCTCAACAGGCCATAACAATTTTGAACAGAATTCCACATCATAAAGGCAGTCGCGGATTTGGGGCTTGGACTTTAATCCAAACCTCTTTGCATACTCAACCAGGATTTCTTTACTGAACAAAAGCCTATGACTGGATTTAACCATAACGACACAGTCGTCGCCCAAAAGCATCATAGCATAATCACTGGTGGGTATGCCCATATCCTGCATCACATAATTATGGAAAGCCGCATTCAGAAGCGTGTTTCCACAACTAGTGTTAGAATCCCCACTTTTCCGCGTGCCAGGCAATGAATACATTGTGGCCACGCTTAGTGGGTTCATTGACATAGTCCTCCCTTTTGTGAACAACTGCTGGTGCAGAACCTTCCTAACAGCTAATGAAGCATTGTTCGCCTCATAAAAGGAAATTTCTGCATCAAGTGCTTCAACACAAACAGTGGAGTCAAACCGGCTGAAATCATCTTCATAAACAAAGACATCACCCAACTCAGCCAGCCAGAAAGAAAACCAGTTCCCCACGTCTTCCCCCGTGGCACCAGAAACATAAAATATGTTATTGGTGGCGTTCCATACGCCTGCCAACCCTTTTGAAAACCCATGCATCCAAGGCCCCAGAACCGACAACGCTCTGTCACCTATGCTAGAAATGGGTCTAGGGTCAGCAGCCTCATCACCAGGCATGAGAAACTCCCGCTTGCCAAAGACCAAGCGAATAAAATCATTAGGCTCAAGTGGTGTTGTTAGCAAAGAATCCATGGCACGCATTATTTGCTCCCTGCGCTTCAACGGATACTTGGCCAACCAGGCTTCGGTGTCAACGTGAACATCCACCTGTACTTTAATCAATGCTGCTGCCTCTTTCCATATACCGACTTCAGCGATGGGAACAATTTGAGTTATTCTGTTCCTAATCATCGCATCAAGGTTATGATTGTTAGAGGTGTTAAAACTACGAGGTGTTAACTGGTCGAAACATATACCAGTGGGGTATTGATACTGAGCCTTTTCCACATTAAACCCAGGATGGAAAGTGGCATTTGGCCTCAAAGGACTCAACTCATTAGTTGATACCATAGAGGGTACTGGTGCGGCTATACACCGCACGCCAAACACCAACACAAATAGTGCCACAGCACTTGGCTTGGTGGTTATGAACCCGGGCCATGTGAATGCCAAAAACACACACAAAAGCCCTGTTGTAAACCACTTCATCCAAAGACTGACCAACAACAATAATATGAAGATAACTTTGTGCCAAGACCTCCTATTAGGGTTTATCATAGCAACTGCCCTATCACGAGTCTCAAAGGTGGTGACAACATTAATTCTAGTTGTCAACTCATAAAGTTTTCTCCAAAACCATGAGTTCGGGGCATGACCCACCCTATTGACTTGCTCATAAACAGCTGCTTCCCTTTCCAAGCGGCCCATTAAGCACATGATAAACTCTGCTCGGTTATTAATCTCAGGGTGCATGCGTTGAAGCCACCCATTCACCGTGCTATACAGGTTGGGTCCTGTTTTAGCTGCAGAGAATCTATTAACTGCTTCCTCCATAACTATCGTCTCTTTATCAATGACTATATCGGCATCAGGGAGTGGTCCGAAATATTGGAAAACGTTGTAAATGTAAGTACTTCCATACTTGCGCTTCATAACGAACCCAATTACACCGGAATCACAAACCAAGTAACCTTTATTAAAGTCATTTGTCCAGTCTCTGTGGACATAAGGGGCATTATTCCCTAAGCAAGTTGACGAAACCATGCCATTGCATAATTTATAATGCATTTCATCCGGCCCTATAATGCCATTGCCATCGAAATGATGAACAACTGCATATGCATTGCGACATAATCCCAACATTTCATACAAAACATTAGGGTCTTGATAATAAATGCTATGCACATACAACAAAGTATCATTCCTATTAACGTGTTGACACACGCCACGGCAGCCACAATAGGCCATTCCCTTACTCTGCACATCCTGCAGCTTGGGAACGTCCGCCGGATGATTTATTGGGATAATACGGTGCCTAATACGGTTACCGTGTCTTGAACTCCCATTAACATCAACTACCGGGTTTCCCCTTTCCATCTGATTTAGGATTATTTCTCCGCAGTGTCGCCTCTCAAATGCCAGGCAACCATGCGGTGCTATGTCTAATGAACTTGCAACATTATCAATGCCGCAACAGTCCTTTAGATAATCTAATTGAATTCCCAATGGTTTGAAACCAACATCAGTTGGTGGCACCATTGGGCCTCCTGCTCGCGCAGGGGAGGATCTAGGGGCTCCCACGTTCCTTCGGGGTCCCCGTGCGCCGCCACCACGACCACCATTAGGTGCCCTTGGGGCAT